ATGTGCAGCGTAACCAATATCAACACAGTGAAAATTCAGCGAGCAATGGACGAGCAGCGCTTAGGCAAGGTGGATGCGCAAATTAAAGATGCTGAGAACGCACTTGTGATCCTTCTGCATCATCGCAAGGAGCTGACTAAGCGTCTGGGGCAGGATAATCCAACAGGAGATGACGCAGCATGAATCTGGAAAATGCAGTTAAGTTTCACTTCGCGAAGTCTTCACAGATTAACGACAGCCCCCGCGCAACGGCATCAGAGACGTTAACTGGAACTGATGTGATGGCGGCCATGGGGATGACGCAAAGTCGCGCCTCTTTGGGGTACAGCGCGTTTTTAGGAAAGATGGAAATCAGCAGCAATGACCGTGAGAAAGCTATTGAACTGCTGACTACCTATGCTCTTGAGCAATGCGATAAGGTTGCCGCCTTGCGTAAGCTCGAAAACGATATTAAGCCAAAGGTAATGCAAGTACTCGCAACATTTGCATTCGCTGACTATTCCCGTAGCGCTGCCAGTACGCGGACCTGTGATTGCTGCGGTGGCAATAAATTTGTCAGTGCAGAAGTCATGACAATGAAAAGCATAGGGCAGCCGTACCTGACAGAGCGAAAGGAAACAGTGAAGGTGCTATGCCACAAATGCAAAGGGAAGGGCGTACTGACCAATGCGTGTCAGTGCAATGGCAAGGGCGTGGTAATCGACAAAGAGAAAACTATTCTACAAGGAGGCATTCCTGAATATAAAACGTGCGGACGATGTAATGGACGTGGTTATGCTCGATTACTACCGGATAGTGTTCGCCAGTACATCTGCGCAACGGTGATTGACGTGCCTGAAACAACATGGCGCAGGTCATACAAGGACTTCTTTGAAAGTCTGGTTGGTGAGTGCATTAAGCAGGAAGAGCATGCAAGCCAAATGCTGAGTAAAGTTACGCGATAGAAATAATTCCTACTGAAATGGATTTTGGTAGAAATAAATGCTTTACAGAATGGCGATTTTTGTTTAATCTCAACTCTAACGATGGGTTAATGCCTTCGTTTAGCGAGTAAGACCGCGGAGCCTAAACACTTCACACCGGCGTCGCAAATCAAAAGAAGCCCTGGGTTAATAGCCTGGGGCTTTTTTTATTTGGCTCGCACAATGAGCCGAATGTTGAGCTGAATCGGCTCACAACATTTCCAGTTAACAAAGGGTCAGCCAAAGAGCTGGCCTTTTTTCATTTAGGCCGCAGACAATAAACCATTGCATCCCCCTTATCGCATTGCGTCTCGACGGCCTTTTCCACTACACAGAAACAGCACCCGCATTAACAGCGAGGTGAGAGAAATGCGTATGCCTAATAAAGACCCTGGCTCATATGGACTACTCGTATGGGTGCTCATAGCTGCCATGTCTATCTACGGTGGCTTTGTGAAATACATCATCGACACCAAGACGAGTAAGACGGCATGGAGCTGGGTTGCCGCATTCGCGCAAGTGGCGGTATCTGGGTTCGCTGGCTTAATCGGTGGCTTAATCAGTATTGAGTCAGGCCTGAGTATTTATTACGTCCTCGTTGTATCCGGCATGTCCGGGACAATGGGTAGTGTAGCGCTCAGCTTCTTCTGGGAACGAATCACAGGTATCCGAAATGCAAACCAACAATAACCTGAAAGCGTTCCTCGACATGCTGGCCTGGTCAGAAGGAACATCAAAAAGCCCCGCAACGAAGTGTGATGGCTACGACGTCATCGTGACTGGCATTGATGGAAAGTCAGAGGTGTTCACTGATTTCTCTGATCACCCATTCAACAAAGGCCGCCCATCAAAGAAAATCAACAGCAAGGGGCTGACCTCTAACGCCTCCGGGCGCTATCAGTTCATGCTGAAAGACTGGGCACACTATAAAGCTCAATTGGGCCTTCCAGATTTTAGTCCGGCATCGCAGGACAAGTGGGCGCTTCAGCTAATCAAGGAAAGAAAAGCCATTCCGGACATTGAAGCTGGGAACATCCGAAGGGCTATCGATCGTTGCAGTAACATCTGGGCCTCACTACCAGGTGCTGGTTATGGGCAGTTCGAGCATAAGGCCGAAAGCCTGATCGCTAAGTTCAAAGAATTCGGTGGGAAAGTTAACGAGACAGCGGCATGAGTGAGGTCGCTTTTGCTCTGCTGAAAAAGCTATGGCAGCCACTCCTGATAATCGCTGTCATTAGCGGCCTGGTCTGGTCTGCAAACCACTACCGCGCCAACGCCATCTCATATAAAGACCAGCGCGATAAAACCGCTGAGAAACTCGCTCTGGCTAACGCCACTATCACCGACATACAGACCCGTCAGCGTGATGTCGCTGCTCTTGATGCCAAACACACGAAGGAGCTGGCTGATGCCAAAGCTGAAAATGATGCTCTTCAGCGCAAGCTTGATAATGGTGGTCGGGTGCTCGTCAAAGGCAAGTGTCCAGTGCCAACCAGAACCGAAACCCCCGGCACCGCCAGCGTGGGCGATGCTTCCACCGTCGAACTATCTCCAGTTGCTGGACGAAACGTTCTCGGTATCCGATCCGGAATCATCAATGACCAGGCATCCCTGAGAACGCTGCAGGAATACATCAACACGCAGTGCCTGAAATGATTCGTTAATCACTTTTTAGCAGGAAATCAAAAATGCCTACTCGTGTAATAGCTCAATCAGGCTCTACTGTCGAAGTGGCAGTAATGTCAGATATCTCCGGTGGTGGCGATATCACATCCGATCAGATTTCAGATGCAACAACTGTCGGTAAAGATGTGCTGACAGCAGACGATGCAGCTGCAGCTCGAGCTGCTATCGGTGCTGGCACATCAAGCCTGGCTATCGGAACTACATCAACAACCGCAATGGCAGGAAATCTGGCAGCCACCACCGCTGCAATCGGCGGCGTGAAGAAGATGGCTGCACAGACTGACTCAACCGCGACTGATGTCGCTGGGCTGGTAACAGACTTCAACGCATTGCTGGCGAAAGCCCGCACCGCAGGGCTGATGTGATGACACTGGCAATGAAAGTGGTAGCTCACAAAAGGCTGTGGGTTACCCCGGCACTCAAAGTGCTGAAGGTTCTTGTCTATGCGAGAGTCATCAAAGAGAAGCACCTAAAGCCGCTTGCTGGATTCATTGCCCGATTCGGCTTCAAGTTCAACGTAGAGAAATAACATGAGCGATAAAACAAAGTTCGCCAGCATTGTACCTGCAATGATTCAGGATAAGACCTCTGATTGGCTGCTAAGCAAGCTCGATGAGCAATTAAGCGATTTCATAGAATATGTATCGCAAGGTGGCGATGCAGGAAAGGCGGTTGAGGGCTCTTTAAATGCTGTCGCCTTCTGTGGTCGGTTAATCAACGAAGCCTTCATTGCTAAGTATGCAGACGCGAAAGAAAATGTAGAGAGCACTATTGGCCCGTTAAATATCGAAACGTTAGAGGATTAGCATGGCAAAGCTCACGGACAAGAAAGAGCTGTTTGCCCGTGAATACCTGAAAGACTTAAACGGCACTCAAGCTGCCATCAGGGCGGGTTACAGCGCGAAGACCGCCCAAGAACAGGCAAGTAGATTGTTATCAAATGTCATGGTTCAGGCCCGCATCTCTGAGCTTAAGGCAGAGCGTAATGAAGAGATCGGGGTTGACGCTGCATACGTGTTAAAGCGCTTGGTTGAGATTGACCAGATGGATGTGCTCGACATCATGAAAGATGATATGAGCCTGAAACTCGTCTCAGATTGGCCTGCATCATGGCGGCGCTACCTAAGCGGATTTGATATTGCCGAGATGTTCGAAGGGAGGGGCGATGACCGCGAGATGGTTGGCATCCTCAAAAAAATAAAATGGCCTGACAAGGTGAAGAACCTCGAGCTACTCGGTAAGCACGTTACAGTGCAGGCATTCAAAGAGCAGGTATCGAACGAGCATACTGGAAAGAATGGTGGCCCGATTGAATACGCCGACATTACCGAAGAAGAGTTAGACGAACGCCTGAAGGAGCTTGGTCATGGCAGACATCGATCACAGCTTAATGAGAAACAGGCAGACTCTTGAGGCATTCAAACGCAGGGCGATAGCAGAGGCGAAAGAGTCCCTGATGGGCTTCACTCTGTACACAAATCCGCTATACGAGACAGGATGGTTTAACGAGCTTCTTTCTGCTGAGTTAGACCACTTTCTCGCTGAAGTAGAAGCGGGAAACATGCCTCGCCTGATGATATTCGCCCCGCCTCGCTCGGGAAAGAGTGAGAAGGCGTCTCGACGATTTCCCGCCTATGTGCTTGGCAAACACCCCGACTGGAATGTGATTGCCTGTTCGTACTCATCAGACCTTGCCAACCGCATGTCGCGAGACACGCAGCGTATTGTTGGCTCAAAGAAATATTCCGATGTTTTCCCCAGCACCGCATTGCCATCAGGAAGGACGGGAGCAGGCGGGGCCATACGGACCGCAGAACTGTGGGAAGTGGTAAACGCCAACGGTGAAATTCATGGTGGGTCTTATCGAGCTGCAGGCGTTAATGGTGGCATCACCGGTCAGGGTATGAACATCGGAATCATTGATGACCCTGCGAAGGATTACAAAACAGCATCATCCCCAACATACCAGGAAGCGGTTATTGACTGGTACGACACTACGTTCTTCACACGCGCAGATCCGAAAATAAACGGCATCATCATCATCCTTACTCGCTGGCATCAGAATGACCTTGCAGGGCAATTGCTGAAGAAAGCCGAAGAGGGTGGCGAAGAGTGGCGCGTGGTTAGCTTCCCGATGGAGGCAGAGAAAGAAGAGATTCATGAGCTGAATGGCAAAACCTACCTTCTACGCAAGCCCGGTGAAATTCTTTTCCCTGAACGTATGCCGCAAGGATTCGTTGACAAGGCCAAACAGCGCGGATCGCTGGTCTGGAACGCACTGTATCAGCAACGCCCAACCGCTAAAGGTGGCGGGCTCATCAAATCAGAATGGTTTGGAGAGTACAAAGAACTTCCGGTGATGAAATGGCGGGCCGTTTATGGTGATACGGCTCAGAAGACCAAAGAGGTTAACGACTTCTCTGTCTTCGAGCACTGGGGTCTTGGTGTCGATGGCTACATGTATCTGATAGACATGATTCGCGGCAAGTGGGAAGCGGATGAGCTTAAACGACGGGCCATTGCGTTCTGGCGGTCGTGCAAGCAACTAAAGAATGGCTCACTACGCCACATGGCGATTGAAGACAAGGCATCGGGAACTGGACTCATTCAAAGCATCAGGAAAGACGCCTTATGTCCTGTCAGGGCCATACAGCGCGACAAAGACAAATACACACGCCTGATGGATACGCAGGGATTCATTGAGTCTGGATACATCAAACTTCCTGCTGATAAGTCATTCATTAACGACTTCCTCGTTGAGATGGAAGCCATCAATCCAGAGTTCAACACGCACGACGACCAGTTAGATCCGATGATGGACGCCATCACTGAGATGAAAGCTAAGGCGGGCATCTTGTTCCATATTCCTGACGAGATACTTCAATGACAAGACGTAAAGCCGCACAGGCACCTCGCCGGGAAAAGGCAAAGATTACGCAGGCGCATATCGACAATGCGTCTGTGGCTAATGATGAGAAGCCGCGCGCTGAATTTAAACAGTATGTACCACTCCCCGGCGTGATCCCGGAAGCCAAGAAAGAGTCTGCATTAGCGATGGACGCCACACCGTATGACCTGCTCAACAGCATGTCCATCGGTGAAGAGTATTCCGGCTTTCGTGGCTACCCTCAATTGGCTGCAATGTCTCAACAGGTCGAATACGCAAACACTCACGCCATGATGGCAGACGAGATGACACGTAACTGGATTGAGATTAAAAGCCTGAAAGAGGGCGATCCTGATATCGACGCCATGGATAAGGCGATGACGAAGTATGACATCAAGCGCCTTATCCATGAGGCTGTAAAACAGGACTCTCAATACGGAGTGGCACACATCTTCATTGATGTCGGCGCTGACGATAAAGAGAACGAAAAGCCTTTATTTATTGACCCGCGCAAGATTACAAAAGGCAGCCTGAAGGGCTTCCGCTGTGTTGACCCAAACTGGGTTTATCCGGCGATGTACAACACCAACAAGCCATTACGCGCAGGGTTCTATAAGCCTCAGGCGTGGTTCGTGATGGGCGATACGGTTCATGAGTCAAGGTTCATCGACATCGTTAGCCGCCCGGTTCCTGACATTCTCAAACCATCGTATAACTTTGGCGGCCTGTCGATGACGCAACTGATGGAGGACTACGTTTGTGACTGGCGAGAGGCCAAGAAGAACGTAATCAAAATCCTCAGAACACTTCGAATGCGTGCCCTGAAAACGGATATGGACGCGCGACTGCAGGAGCCAGGCCAGTTTGATAAGCGCATCAAGCTCTTTACTCAGTATCAGGACAACTTTGGCATCTGGGCGCTGGACAATGATGAAGACCTGCTTCATCAGCAAACAGCGCTTAGCGAGCTTTCAAACCTGCTCTCTAACTACCAGGAGCAGCTCTGCATTCCGTCGCGCACGACCAACCTGAAGATGTTTGGTAACGCGCCAGCAGGGCTTAACGCTAGCGGTGACGCAGAGATAGAAACATGGCACGAAACGATATCCGGCTCTCAGGAACTGGACTATCGTCGGGCTATTGAGAACATTTTCAAAATCATCCAGCTGTCAGAATTTGGTGAGCTAAAGCCTGATATTTATTTCGAGTTCCGTCCGCTTGATGAACTGAGCGAAAAAGAGAAGGCAGAAATAAACGAGATTAAAGTGCGCACTGTGGCTACCGCGTCTGATTCCTCTTTGGTTAATTCCATGGAAGGGCGAGATGCACTGAAATCAATTGATGGGGCTGGCTTCGAGAATCTGGATGGTGATTATGAGCCGGAAGAAGGCGAAGAGTAAAACGCTCAGGCCCGTCAACTACAACGCCGGGGATATGATTTGGTATCAGCGACAGATGATGGAGCTTATCCGCCAGATGCAGGTGGAAGTGAAATCACAGGTGATGCCTATCATCGAGGATAACCCAATGGCAATGGATGCCAACCCGGTTAAATTGCTGCGGTTCGCACTCCAGAAACTCGCTGACAAGTGGATCGCCAGATTCGTTGAAGAGTCGGTGCCGATGGCAGAAAGCTTCACCGTCAAAACGACAGCATCTGCAGACAGGTCTCTTCAGGCATCAGCCCGCAAAGACTCAATGACCATCAATATGCAATGGACTCCCGCAATGTTAGAAAAGCAGGAGGCTATCATTGCTGAGAATGTCGCTTTGATCCGCTCCATTCCGGCGCAGTACTTCACAGAAGTGGAATCCATGGTGTTCCGGTCAATGGCAAAGGGCGGTGACCGCAAAAAGCTATCTGACGAGATTGAGGCAAGTTTCGGTAAGCGATTTGGGATAACAAGGCGACGAGCTGAGTTCATCGCCAGGGACCAGACCAGAAAGGCCACAAGCGCATTGTCCGCAGCACGACAACAGGCGGCCGGGATACGTGAAGGTGAGTGGGTGCATAGCGGTGGCGGTAATAAACCACGGCATAGCCACGTCAAAGCCGGGAAAGAGAGGAGTAGGTTTGACCTATCAAAGGGATGTCTGATTGATGGTGAGTACATCATGCCCGGTCAGTTGGCTGGCTGCGGATGCACCTGGAAGCCAGTTTTGCCGTTTTAATGAAAAACAAGAAAATGAGGCCACTCCGGTGGCCTTTTTTATTGCCTGAAGAAAGGTGAATCGAATGAAAGACGTGGAGTTTGCCTTCGATAAGGCGAGCGTGCGCACCTATGACGCTGATGGGAAATTGCACGTCGCACTAACCCCAATCAGCAAAGCCAATATCTGTATTTACTACGGACGGGAGATTCCCGGCTGGGAAGAGTTAGGGCTCATTGCAGATAAAGCGTATCGAATGCTACGCGACCCAGAAGAGCTGAGAAAGGCCGTACCGACATTCAACAATCAGCCTCTTCTGAATACCCACATTCCCGTAACCATCACCGACCCACCGAAAGACGCCATCATCGGCTCTACAGGCGAGAGCGCTGAGTTCGACGGAACATTCTTGAATAACTCGATGGTGATATGGGATGTCAATTCCATCATCGGTGTTGAGAACGAGCAGCAGAAAGAAATCTCATCCTCTTACCGCTACCGACCGGACATGGCTCCTGGCGTGTATGAGGGAGAACCATACGATGGCGTAATGCGTGACATCGTTTGTAACCATGTGGCAATCGTGCCAAGTGGCCGGGCTGGCCCGGATGTATTTGTTTATGACTCACAACCGACAGGACTCAAACTGATGTCAAAAATCAAACAACTGATGTCTTTCATCAAGCCACTGCTGGCTAACGATGAGAAGGCCGAAGAAGTAGAAAGAAAGGTCGAAGAAATCATCAAAGATGAGGACGAAGACAAAGATAAAAAGAAAGTAGCGGAAGACGAAGATCCAGACGACGAGAAGAAGAAACTCGCCGAGGACGAAGAGGACGAGAAAGCCAAAAAAATGGCTGAAGACGAAGAGGACGACAAGAAAAAAGAAGATACGGAGGTTGCCATGGACTCAATGCGGAAAGAGCTTCGCAGCGAGTTGAGCAAGCAATTTAAAGATCTTCGCCGTGCAGAACGTGAAGTTGAGCCATTCGTCGGTCAACTGGCCTGTGACAGCGCAGATGACGTGTATCGCACCGCCCTTAAGCAAATGGGCTGCGAAGACCACGCCACTCTGCCATCAGCTGCCCTAGCGTCAGTCTTCAAATCCTACACTCGTCCGGTGATGGCAAATGACTCCACAACTATCACCACGACTTCCCGCGAAAACGTCAAAAACTTCTTTGAGGGCAAATAACGATGACCTTCCAAACTGATGTAAAACTCTACTCTGGCGTCGGTCAGCCTGGCCAGCCAGCATCCAATAGCCCAATCATTGCAGCGGCGGGCGGCCCTGGTGCATTCCGGGCAGGCGCTAGTGGCTTGATGATGGCCCGATTTGCCTGGCGCAACGCAACCAATCCACAACTTTTAGATAACGGGGGTACGGGGAAACCGCTCGGCTTCGTAATGAACAATGCAAATGCAACCATTGGTTATCTCGAAGGCAGCAGCATGACCATCCCGTCCGGACGCGAGGCTTCGCCGGTTGTTGGTGGTGACTTCTGGGCTCGTTCGTCAACAAACGCAACTGTCGGGCAAAAGGTATTTGCCGATCTGGCTACAGGGTTAATTGCCACCGGCGACGCAGGCTCAACGCTTAGTGGAATGATTGAAACTGACTGGTATGTGGCAAGTCCAGGTGCTGCAAGTGAAGTCATCGTAATCTCAACATGGAGCAAAGCATAATGCCTCAACTGACTCAGGCCGATTTCGCTGCCTTTAAAGCGGAAGCTGAACAGCGCGGCGTTTTCCTGCCACCATCAGTGACTAAATTCGCAATGGATGCAGACCCGCAGCCGGGGATGGTACCAAACGGAGGCATCCCTGCGATTGTCTCCACTTTCATCGACCCTGAAATCGTGCGCACCATCTTCGCCAAACAGAAAGCGACTGACATTCTGGGCGAGAAGAAAAAGGGTTCGTGGGCTCAGGACACCATGATGATCCAGCGCGTTGAGCAGTCTGGTGATGTCGTGGCGTATGATGACTACAGCGAGCAAGGCGCAAACCAGGTTACCTCCCATTGGGAAAACCGTCAGGTGTATCGCTATCAGACCATGGTCACCTACGGTGAACTGGAGCAAGAGCGTTACGGCCTGGCAATGCTGCCATATGTTGCTGAAAAGCAGCGTGCCGCGATGTGGACCCTTAATCAGGCGCAGAACAAGTTTTACTTCTACGGTGTAGAGGGGCTGCTTAACTATGGCATCCTGAACGATCCATCACTACCCACTCCGCTCACCCCTGCAACGGTTGGCAGTGCAACTGTCTGGAAAGACAAGCAGGTTATCGACATCTATAACGATATCCTGGCTCTGTACGAAGACCTGATCACCCGCACCAATGGTGCAGTAGGTGATGGCGTCGATATGGCTTCTCCACTGGTTCTGGCTATGTCTCCACAGTCTTCTGTGTGGTTCAAGAAGTCGAACGAAATCTTCGGGAACTCCGTTGAGAAGATGGTCAAGGACACCTTTACCAATATCCGTATCGAGGTAGCTCCGCAGTACAGCACCGATGCTGGCGAACTGGTGCAGATGTTTGTTGAAACCGCTCAAGGCCAGAGCGCCGGGTACTGTGCATACAGTGAAAAACTGCGTGCTCATCCGGTGATCACCATGACATCGAGCTGGAAGCAGAAGCACTCCGGCACCACCTATGGCGCGGTAATCACTCAGCCATTCCTCTTCGCCCAACTTCTGGGGGTTTAAGCGATGGCTAAGTCTTCAACCTACGTTATCGGTTGCAAACTTCCTAACGGCCTGTCATTCCGTCACGGTGATCAAAAGATCACCCTGGCGGGTGCCAACTCATCTCAACTGGTAAATGGGTTTGGCCTGACAAAGGGTGTGCCCGCCGAGGCATGGGAAGCATTTGAGAAGAATCACAAAGATGCTCCATTTATTCGCAATGGAATTGTCTTTGCTGTTACTGATGAGAAATCAGCATCCGACGCCTCGTTAGAGCGATCGAAGCAGAAAACAGGACTTGAGCAAGCCGGTAAAGTATCGGCTGGCGTGGAGCCCGATAAAGAGGATTAAGGAATGGCTATCGTAACGCTGGATATCCCAAAGTTTCGAGCCATGTACCCTGAATTTTCAAATGTACCCGACGAACAACTTCCCTTCCTGTTTGACCAGGCCACCGATTACCTGAACAACACTGATTACTCATTAGTCATTGATCCCATCAAGCGGGAGCGGTTGCTCTATATGCTGATGGCTCATCTGGCATACATGCGATTTGGTGATGCGAATGGCAATGGTGGCTCTGGAATGGTTGGGCGCGTGTCGTCAGCGTCAGAAGGAAGCGTCAGCGTTTCCTCTGACGTTGGCCCGGTTGAATTTCGGTATGCATGGTATACGCAAAGCCCATACGGTTTTGATTACTGGCAGGCGACGAAAATCTACCGCATGGCTAATTACTATCCGGGGAGTTCGTATGGCTGACGTTATTGAGGATTTTCTTAATACAGTGGCATCGCAACTGGATTCCAGGCAGGTCAAGGTTGGATTCATCGATGGAGCTACTTACCCGGACGGTACGACGGTAGCAATGGTCGCTGCAACGAATGAATACGGAAGGCCAGAGAATAATCAGCCGCCGCGCCCATTCTTTCGCAATGCCATCGCCAACCATGAAGACGAGTGGTCAGATGCTATCGCAAGAGGTATTCGTGCTGGCTATCCGGTTGACCAGGTTCTTGAGGTGGTTGGAGCCCAGATTCAGGGAGATGTACAGGAGTCGATTTCGACGCTGATTGATCCACCCCTATCACCCGCGACATTACATATCCGTCGCACCAGGAAGGAACGCCGCACTGATTCAACCAAGCCCCTTGTTGATAGCAAGGTCATGATCGGCGACGTCAATTACGAGGTAAGCGACATTGAATCTTCACAAGATAGCCAATAGCGCGATCCGTAGCGTCAATCCAAATATCACAGCAACTGTCCGGCGTTACCTTGGCGAGACAATTGGCCCAGGAAGAAAGCCTGTGCCGCAATACGAGCCAGACGAACAGATAGTCATTCAGCTACAGCCACTGACAAAGGGTGATCTGCAGCACGTTGACGGCCTGAATATTCAGGGGCTGTTCAAGTCAATCCACATCAACGGCAACTTTTACAGCGTCAACCGGACGATGGATAAAGGCGGTGACCTCTTCATTATTGACGATCGCACATGGCTGGTTATCGAGCCGCTTGAATTGTGGCCTGACTGGTGCCGGTTGCTTGTGTGTCTACAGGTGGATACATGAACGATTACACCATAGACAACATTATCGATACGCTTGCTGACTTCATTGAACCAATCGGTGGAGTCTGCAAGCAGGCGCAGGCTAATCGCGTGCCGATGCCAAAAGGACAGTTCTGCATCCTGACACCCTTACGGTTCACTCGGTTATCCACGACGAGAGAAATCAAGCAAGACTCTGGCTCTTCAGATACGAGCGCTATGGGTTACACCGAGGTTCGCCAAGCAGATATTCAGGTTGATATCTATGGTCAGGGTGCAGGGGATCGGGCGATAGCGCTTGAGACAGTCTTCACTGCTGGTTATGCCTACGAAAAGATTAAAGTCATCGATTCCAGGCTCGCCCCCCTTTATTCAACCTCCGCAATTCAGGCCCCCATGATTGACGCCGAGAGCCAGTGGGAAGAGCGGTACACCATGACACTATCTCTGCAAGCGCACATTACCGTGTCGTTCCCGCAGGACTATTTCGACCATGCCGAAATCACAACAGAACAGGTAGATAAACGCCCATGAGCACAATCCCTTTATCCGTTGATTTTAATATCACGCCCAACGTTGTGACGCCTGCCGGTGATGCGGTGGATGCCAACGGACTTATGCTGACCGACAATGAATTAATCCCAGTCGGTGCCGTTGTAAGCTATTACCAGGCATCTGACGTATCCGTATTACTTGGAAGCGACTCCAAAGAGTTCCTCGCGGCTCAGCAGTATTTTAACGGCTACGAAAACTCATCAGTAATCCCTGGGGAATTACTGATGTCTCGCATCGTTACTGATGATGTTGCGGGATATCTGTTGTCCGGCAGCCTCAAGGGAGTATCCCTTGTCAGCTTGAAAGCAATCCCGGCAGGGACTATTACGCTTACGGTTGACGGGACTTCAGTTACCAGCACATCAATTGACCTGTCCGGCGCTACAAGTTTCACAGACATCGCCAGCGAACTGCAAACCGGGATTGGCACGACCAAGGTTTCGGTTGAATGGTTGTCAATTGCCAGCCGGTTCATCATCCGCTCGGCGACTACTGGCAATGACAGCGAGGTTTCTTTTGCCACTTCTGGATCCCTTGCCAATGGTCTTTTGCTAACTGCAGCAACAGCTGCGACTGTGTCGGCTGGCTCAGATGCCGTAACACCAACTGATACGATGAATGGCATCATCAACACCAATCAGAACTGGATTCCGTTTGAATCCCTAGTTGATCTTGACGACGAAGATAATACCGAACTGTGCGCATGGACAAACTCTCAGAAGAGCCGATTTGTTTACGTGTACCGTGACACATCCGCTGCTGCCACTGTGGCAAATAACCCCGATTGCTTCTATCAGAAAGTGGTCGTAGCCAATGGTTACGAAGGTATTGTTCCGGTTTACGGCTCATATCTATACGGTGTAATGCCTCTCGCATACTCAGCTAGTATAGATTTTGCACGCACTAACGGTCGTATCTCATTTAAGTTCCGTGGGTTTTCCGGACTAGCACCGAACGTTGCAGACCTCGCCACTGCTCAGGCATTGAAGTCCAATGGCTATAACTTCTACGGTTCATATGGCCTGAATAAGACTATGAAGCAGTACTCATCAGATGGTGCGATTAGCGGAAAATTCGTGTGGCTTGATAGCTATATCAACCAGGTATGGATTAACGCCAATCTGGTAAGCGCATTTGCAAACTTGTTCACCAATAATCAGTCATATCCGTTCAATGACTCAGGATATGGTGCAATTTCTGCGGCCGTAATTGATGTGGCAAGCCAAGCCCTTACATTTGGCGCAATTCAGCGCGGAGTGGTACTGGATAACGCGCAGACCCGGATTGTGAATAACACGATTGGCAAAGACATTTCTGCCACGCTGTACTCTCAGGGTTGGTTCCTGTATATCCCGACGCAAACTGGCTCCGCTCGACTTGAGCGAGACCTCCAGGGCGTGATCTTCTATTACGTGGACGGGCAGTTAATTCAGTCCATTACCATGTCTTCAACTGCGATTCTGTAAGGACGACAAAATGCCAATTGATATTACAAGTGCTAACTCCAAGCTGCGCATCGTCGTTCCTTCATATTACCCTGGCGGTTTTGATGTGGATGATTACTCAGCAGATAACATGTTTGAAACCGGGGCGCTGCAAAACAAAGAAGACATGATGTCTGCTGATGGTAAATACCACGCTGGCTTCATCTTCAACCCTACTGAGTTCACCATTAATCTGATGCCGACATCCAATGCCGGCGATCTGATTGATGACTGGTACGCGGCGGAGCGAACGGCGATTTCTGCCTTTGCCTGCAACGCCGTACTCACCGTTCCTGCCCTTGGAAAGAAGTGGAATTTCGTGAACGGTGTTCTTTATACCTGGACTCCAACACCTCCTGGTCGTCGTGTCCTCCAGCCTCGTCCTGCAGTATTCCACTTTGAATCTATCACTCCGAGTAAAATCTAATGTCCAGACAAGAAGTTATCTTTACGGTTGAGGACAATAACCGAGATAAGGGTAAAGAATTCATCATTACGGAAATGTCAGCATGGGATGCAGACGAGCTTGCTCAGGACATCTTCCGGGCTATGGGTGAATCTGATTTCTCCGAAATTCCGGCAGACGTTATCGCAATGGGATGCGCGGGTCTTGCCACTGTCGGCCTCAGTGTTCTTTCAGCATCATCCCCTGAGGTAGCAAGGACGCTGCGCAACCGACTGATGTCTACTGTTCAAATTGCCATAACCCATGAAGGGCAACAGCAGGTTCGTAAGGTTAATGGCAGCATAGATTTTGAAGAGGTCTCGACTATCCGGAAGATTATGGACAAAGTATTCCAAGTGAATTTCGATTTTTTAACGATCGCCGAAGGGTAAAGTACCCGTTTCTCGAAGAGGAATCCCTTCCGGCTAAGTTAGTGTCCCCCGTCAATATCCCCCAAGCTATAAACGCCATAATTTGTTCAGGAAAAGCAACATACACCGACTTGCAGGAAAAACTGTCAGTAAGAGATATGTTTAACCTTCTGGAGGTTATTTCTGTTGAGAACTTCAACCAGCGCGTATGGCATAAGCACCAGGAGCAGAGATGATCATCCAGGAACTGGCATACAAGGTAACCATCAAGGCCGATGAGTTCCTGAATGGGAAAAAGAAAGTAGAAGATGGTGCTAAGGAGATCGGTGATACGGTCACCAAAGAGTGGGAAGGGATTGGCGTTACGACAAAAGTAACTGGTGATGAAATCGTCAAGACCGGCGATGAAATACAGCGCTCTAATAAAAAAACAGGGCAGTCATTATCGGACGCTGGTTTTGATGCGAAGAAATTTGGCACTGCTGCAGTATCTTCATTTCGTGGTGTTACCGCGGCGGCTGCGGGTTTTCTTGGTATTGGAGCTGGGCTGTACGGCGTGAAGCAGCTATTCTCATCCACGGCAAACGAGATTGTCAGAGCCAGCCAGCAAGCCAAGTTTTTTGGTTCGGATGTTAATAAGATGTTTGGGGTTCAGCGAGGGTTCAGGCAAGCCGGGCTTAATGGAGATGCTTTTATCTCTGCGGCTGGTAACTCGAGAATGGCGCTTGCAAATATTGCGGACCCAACCGTTTTTGGTGGTCTGACGGGAGCAGCACAGAATTTGATGGTTCTTGGTGCGCGAACCGGTTTGAACATCAATAAACTCGGCGACCCAAACAAAGCCCTAGGCGAATTTACTCGATACGGTAAATCTCACTCGCAAGAGAACCTGATGCAGGTTATGTCTGCGGCTGGTTTTGACCCCACTGATGCAGCAAAAATAAAGTCTGGCGAGCTGAAGACGCTCGTAGATTCTGAGGTTAAAAAATCCAATATCACCGCGCAGCAGGTAAAGGAGCAGGAGGCATTGGTCGCAACCCTCGGGCAACTTGATTCTGAATTTGACAGAATTAAGCAAGATCTTGCCATTGCATTCGCGCCGGAGGTTATTAATGCCATGAAGGCATTTGGCGACTGGATGAAAGACCATCATGGAGACATCATTGGTTTCTTCAAGGATGCGGGGGACTCGATTAAGAAACTAACTGATTCTGTAGGTGGGGCTACAGCGCTTCTTCTGCTTCTTGCTGCAGGTCTACGCACTAATCCATTAGTGCTGGGTGCCGTGGCAGCGGCATCTGCTGCTGGAGCTGTGGATAAGGCGAAAAGAAATGCAACAAGTGAGCACAAGAGTTTAGGTGAGTATCTCTACGATAAGGTACATGAAGATAAGAAGCCTTTCGTGACGTGGGATGACATCAAATCGTTATTCCATGCAAATGATGTACCCCAAATAGCTCAATCAACCAGATCCAGAAAGATGTCTTCAGCGGATGGGATGGATGACCTCCTGCACGGCGTTATGATGACGGAGTCTGGCGGCGACCCGCTTGCCTACAACGTTGGGTCGGGTGCAGCTGGCGCATATCAATTCATGCCAGCTACAGCCAGAGAGCTCGGATTGAAAGTTGATGCTAATAGTGATGAGCGTCTTAACCCAGAGAAATCACGTGCTGCGGCATCTGTGTACCTTAAGCGACTGCTTAAGCGCTACAACGGTAATGTTGATAACGCCCTTCGTGCTTATAACTGGGGGATGGGTAATGTAGACAAATGGATTGCCAATGGTAGTGATGTGTCAGCTCTACCAAAGGAGACCAGAGAGTACACCGGTAAAGTGCATGGCAATATGGGGGATGCCAGAAACTACTATGCAACACAAGGAAGGCTGGCTGACAGCCGACCTTATGAACTGGCATCTGGCGGTGGGCAGTCGCAGATTACCAGTAGCACCCATATCAACACAGTGAACGTTAACAGCAATCCTCAGACCGTCGATTCGCTCACGCAGAGCATTAATCAACAGGCGAAAAGGGCAACAACAAACTCATCATTTGCCACTTCTGTGAATTGACACGATCGATTTATTTCATGACAAAAGAGATAGTTGCTCAGTAGAATGAAGCATGGAGGTAAGACTATGAGAAGCTCTTTGCTTTACCTGTTTATCTACACGCTGACATTTACGATCGTCGCACAGCCTGTAGACAAGTTAATGGCAATAAGTCCAGGATACGCGCTGTTGCTACTTGCTTTGTGGGTTACTGTTTCATCAGGCATTGTTCACATAATTCACTTCTGGCCCACAACAGTACGTTAATAACCCGCTTCGGCGGGTTTTTTATTGCCTGGAGAAACGATGAGCATCATCGACCTCAATACCGCAGACATATTTAATGCGATCGGCGGTGGCTCTCCACTGTCGATAATCGACAGTGTTCTACATCCTCAATATGTCATCAGAAATAGCACTACAGGAGCTGTAGCGCTTGAGTTCAGCGGCATGGCATCAATTCAGCCAAGCGGCAGGGCTCAGATAACTAACGCTCCTGTTGAGGGCGGTAAATATCAGTCCATCAACAAAGTGAAAGAGCCGTCCGTTGTCAGATGCGAAATCATCGTTACCGGACTAACGGGATTCTCAGGTGGCATTCCAAATATCTTTGACCTGACATTTACCAGCCAGAACAGCGTACTTGAAACTATCAAAACAATGCTGTCGACGGCCAATACATACGACATCGAGACACCTAAAGAGACGCTTGAAAGTTATGACCTGGTAGACCATTCATACGAGGTCAATTCACAGCGTGGCGTGAGCATGCTGACCATTTACCTGTACTTTCAGGAGGTCATGCAGCAGATGGAAGTGGTTCTGTCCGGTGCGCAGTCTGAATCTAAGCCGACAAATGACTCAATTAGTCAGGGTGTGACCGGAATGGGGACATCAACTAAGGATGCAGGCTCTACACCATCCACTGTAGACGAATTGGGCAAGTCTTGGTCATCGCTGAAAACATCAGTTTCAGGCATAGCCACAACGGCATCTAATGCAGTTTCTACTAGCTTCCAGAGCGCTCTTGATACCGTCTCTAAGCCGATACTTGACGTGGCAAACAGCGCTACTCAGAAATCTGCTGAGCTTGCCAAAGAAATCAACGAGAACATCACATGAGAACAATTCCACTTGAGCCGCAGAAGTCACAGTCTGTCTCTGTGGATTTGGCCGGGCAGCGATGTGTCATACGACTAATTCAGCGCGAAAGTTTCATTTACATGGATCTGACGGTTAATGGAAATCCTATTATGCAGGGCGTTCCTTGCCTCTACGGAAACAAAATGGTCAGGTATTCGTATCTCGGATTTCAGGGAGATCTGGTTTTTCTTGACAGCGTAGACCAGCAAGACCCGTCTTATGGTGGGCTGGGTGGCAGGTTCATCCTTTACTACATAGAGGAGAGTGAGCTTGTACAGTAAGCGATCCCTTCGATTTGAATTCATGAATGAGACCTCATCGTTTGATGATGCTGGAAACAACCAAATCTCAATCAGTGAGGCACGGGCAACAGTATCTCTCCAGTCATCAGGAAACCTGTTTGGCACTCAGGTTAACGTAAGCATATTCGGGCTGGGTCTGGAAATGCTGGCTGCCTTGTCTTCAAAAGCAATGGGCTTGTTCGGTACTGATACAGAGCGTATCAGCATGAAGATTTTCGTGGAGAATATAGCGATATTTGCCGGGTACATGACGTCATCTATCGCCAACATGAACACCGTGCCGAATACCGCTCTGATGATTACGGCAACGGCAAATGCTGACCTACAGAACAAAACTGCGTCACCATTTTCGGTCAATGGCTCAACGCCGGTAACAAGCGTTATCAACGCCATCTGCAAAGCGGCAGGATACAAGCCTTATATCGTTGGGTTAGACGGAAAGGTAATCTCAAATCCTCACTATGAGGGAAGTGTGTTTGACCAGTTACGATCACTTTGTGACGACCTCAGCATTGCCATGTCTGTAGCACCACCTTCGATATCATTCTGGCCACAAGAAAGCACAAAGGACGAAGTAAAGCCTCTTATTTCCCATGAGTACGGGCTAATTGGATATCCGGTATTCTCAAATGGCGGCGTGATGCTCCAGACACAATTCTCAACGCTCCTGACAACAGGTCGAGACATTGAGCTGGAGACAACCCTTCCTCATGCCAGCGGAGTTTATAAGCTCACCAGCGTAACCCATGAGCTTTCATCATGGATGGAAGACGGCCCATGGCATTCGGTGTGTATAGCAAACAGAAAACCAGAAGAGGCGACCAGTGACTGACTATTTATTTACGCCCACAAGTGCGCAAACTAGTGATGCAGAAAACCTCTCATACGTATTCAAAAAGCTCCTTTCAGGGGCTTTTTTTATTGAACTCGTCCAGGTAACCGCGATTCGAGGCACAGCACCAAATCTGGTTGTGGATGTTATTCCTCTGGTAACCAGAACAGACCCCTCCGGGGCAATAATCCAGAACTCAGAAATCTTTAATGTTCCGGTATTCCGACTTCAGCGCGGAGCAAGTGCAGTAATCATGAACCCTGTTGAGGGAGATATCGGCATGATCGCCATCTGTGACCGAGATAACTCAATAGCCAGAGCTAACCGCAAGCAGTCTGTGCCTGGAAGCAAGAGAACGCATAGCAAATCCGATGCGCTTTATCTCGGTGGGTTCCTCAATTCAGCGCCGGAACAGTTCATTGAGTTTGCTGATGGGGCGATCAACATCACGACTCCTAATCCAGTCAACATTACATGCTCATCGGCAAACGTGACCGCACCAGATGGTGTGGCGGTCACGACGCCGAATATGCACGTAAGCGGGAATATCACGGCTGGCGGAGACATTATCGACAATAGCGGGACGCAATCTGCTTCGCTTAAAACCCTCCGTGATAACTACGATGCACACAAGCACCCTGTTTCGGGGGTTCAGACTGGCGGCTCTACAGTCACATCCAACACAACGGACAAACCGGCATGACATACAGAACCATGCAACTAGACGTGTCTACGTGGGACTTAACGCTGGACGGAAACGGGAATATCGCCATTGCTGATGAGTCCTATTCCATAGCACAGGACGTGGCGAACACCTGCCTGGTCTTCTTCGGTGAGTGCTATTACGACAATACTCTTGGCATCCCATGGAAAACGGATGTTTTAGGTAAGCGACCAACGCCAAGCTATGTGGCGCAGAAGCTGCAAACAGAAGCAAAAAAACTCCCCATTGTTGGCCAGGCTATCGCGAACGTCTTTTTCGATAAAAACTCTCGGCGCATGCGCGGCACTATCCGCGTTACCGACATCAACGGCAATACTGCACAGGCTACATTATGACAACACTGAACACAGCCGTTCCGGATGTCACGATTACTGAGAATGGCATTCTGGTGCCGGATGTATCCGATATTCTGGCGGGACGTCTGACCGACATGACAACTGCCCTTGGTGGAGGGGCAAGTCAGTCGTTAAGCTCACCGCAAGGACAGATCGCCCAATCAGATACTGAAATAATTGCTCAGGAGTATGACAAGCTCCTATGTTTGTTTAACCAGGTGAATCCAGACTACTCAACAGGTCGATTTCAGGACGGAATCGGACGCATTTATTTTCAGGAGCGCATATCAGCACAAGGAACCGTTGTTACAGCAACGTGCATCGGAAAGGTGGGGACAACAATTCCCGCAGGCAGCACCGCGACGGATGATGCTGGATATATTTATCAATCCATTGACGATGCGATAATACCAGCCAGTGGATCAATCGATGTTCAGTTTGTAAATACAACTCCTGGACCTATACCTTGCGCATCAGGATCGCTCAATCAGATTTACAGGGCTGTATCCGGCTGGGACTCTGTCACTAATATTAATCCTGGCGTTGTTGGTGTAAATGTTGAGTCTCGTATCGCGTTTGAAACCCGCCGTCGAGACTCGGTGGCCAGAAATAGTCGTAACATGGATGGCTCAACACTTTCTGCATTGCTTGAAACTCCCGGTGTACTCGATGCTTATGTTTGGTCAAACAGAACTGCGGACACTGTAAACAAGGGGGCGACAAGTTACCCTGTCCTGGCGCATTCACTTTTTATCTCTGTATATGGTGGTGCTGATGCGGATGTTGCTAATTCAATATTTAATACATATAACCCCGGTGCGAACATGAACGGGGGCGCTCATTTCACTATATATGACGATGTAAACTATCTTCCTCCATATCCAGAGTATGACATGCAATGGCTCAAGGCTACGCCAACCAGAGTTTACTTTTCAGTGTCGCTTGATGCCAGCCTTAACCCTCCTAGCAACATTACGCAGCAAGTTAAAAGCATGATCGTATCCGTTTTTAATGGAGAATATGATGGAATTGGCAAAGCAAGAATTGGCTCGACCATCAATTCTGGAAGGTATTATGCCCCCATCATTTCTATTTCACCTGAATCTGTAGGGATTCTGTCCCTGTCAGTGTCTCTGAATGGTTCGACATACACTCCAGCTGTGACAATGGGAATTGATCAGGTTCCGACAATTCAGGAATTAGATATTACCGTCACACTGACCTAGAGGTAAGCCTAATGTGGCAAGACACGATCCTTACCCAATATTCAGCAAGCCAGAAAATATTATCCATAATCGATACATTTAATCAGGCTATCAGTATTGATGACTTTACCGATGAATTTATTAATCGAGTTTGGGACCTAACCACTTGTGAATCATTTGGACTTGATATGTGGGGTAAGATTGTCGGTGTTGGCAGATATATCACATCCCCGATAGATAATGCCTCATTTGGTTTTGGAGAGGCAGATGATGAAAGCCCTGACTACCCAACTCCATTTAATGATTCACCATTTTACGCAGGGGTTCAGGAAACAACAAATGTCCGCCTTGGTGATGATGCATATAGAACGTTAATATTCTGCAAGGCATTCTCTAACATAAGTATCGCTACAATTCCAGATGTTAATAAGTTCCTAAAGATACTTTTTAACAACCGAGGTAGAGCATACTGCATTAATTACCGAGATATGACTATGGGGATAACGTTTGAGTTCGAACTCGCTCCTTACGAAAAGGCGATACTCACGAATCATGACGTTGCCCCAATACCTAGTGGCGTGCTACTCAATATTCATCAGGTTATCTCACCTTACTTTGGTTTTTCCGACGAAGCCTATCCATTTAATGACGGAACATTTTACAGAGATTAATTATGAATCGTTCAGACGCACCAGTTAAACAAGCAGTTCCATTCGGTATTAATGGACAGAGAGAACCAATACTGTCTTCAACACCTTCTGGAGATAACACAGCTTCTTATAACTCTGGATTTCCTGCAATAACCATGGTCCTGAAATCTGCCGGTGGCTTGCCACCAAAGGGACAGGATATGAACCAGATCCTATATGAGCTTTCCGCTTTGGCGAGGTGGGCAAGTTCTGGCGCAACAAACACCTGGGATGCTGCATTTTCAACAGCTATTGGTGGATATCCGATGGGTGCGATAGTCCTCGGAACGGATGGAACGTCACGATATATAAGTACCACAGATTCAAATACTACAAATCCAAATACAGGAGGGGCTGGATGGTTTAACTCAACAACTGGCTACCTAAAGTCTGCTAATAACTTATCTGATGTTTCAAATGCAACAACCTCTAGACAAAACCTGTCTGCAGCTAAGTCTGGGGCTAACAGCGATATAACAGCACTTAGTGGTCTTACCACCCCGATTACCGTTCCACAGGGAGGCACCGGCGCATCCAGCGCAATAAACGCCAGGGAAAATCTTTTCGCGGCGCAATTGGGGGCCAACTCAGATATCACCTCACTTTCAGGGCTCACGACGGCCCTATCAATTCCTCAGGGAGGCACTGGGGCTAAAACTGCATCAGATGCGCGGAGTAATATTTCTGCCGCATCGAGTGGGGCTAACTCTGACATTACTTCATTGTCTGGGTTAACCACAGCACTCTCCGTTCCTCAAGGCGGAACTGGATCATCAAGTGCTGCCGGGGCAAGATCAAACCTTTTCGCCGCCCAGCTTGGGGCTAACTCTGACATTACTTCATTGTCTGGGTTAACCACAGCACTCTCCGTTCCTCAAGGCGGTACGGGAGCGAAAACTGCCACAGCAGCTAGGGCTAATCTTTTTGCAGGAGGCATTCCGACAGCACTAAATTCCGCATCCGGGTGGTGGAAGTGCGCCGATACCGGGAGAATATTCCAGCACGGAAAGGTGGCAATAAGCTCAGGATCACAGTTGACATTCCCGATGGCATTCCCAAATGCCTGCTTTGCTGTAATCCTTACAGACAATGATGGTTATAAGGATGTAGGTCTGCTTGGGGCTACCACTACATATGCATCATTCACGAGTGGGTCGGGTGGTACCGTCACAGTAGGTTATATTGCAGTCGGTTATTAAGGATTGATCATGAGCAAAATTATTCAAACTGAGTCAGCTAATTATTTCTACAGTGCATCGACTGCGGGGTTTTATCCGATAAATCTAAAGGATGATTACGACGCAGCAGGCTCCTGGCCTGTTGACGCCGTTCCTGTGGCAGATGAAGATTTAGCAGCATTACAGGCCGGTCATTCTTCCGGAAAACAAATAACAGCGAATGCAGATGGTTATCCAGTACTTACCGATCCGAAGCCACTAAGTCAAGAGCAGCTACAGCAACAGGCTAAAAATAAGCAAAGCGAGCTTATGAACGTGGCGACTGAGGCAATCGCGCCATTGCAGGACGCCGTGGATCTGGATGAGGCTACAGATGATGAATTGGCTATTCTAAAGAAATGGAAGCAATACAGAGTAACGTTGAACAGGCTTGATCTATCAACTGCACCGGATATCGATTGGCCTTCGGTACCCGACGAGCAATAAAACATCAGGCGGTGATAATGCCGCCTGGTGGTTCAATTCAGCACATGGCCACTGTGGGTTCGCCGAATGAGTTTTACTCCTGGCCTTTCGATGAACATGTGACATGCGTAGGCCATTAAAAATGAAAGAACAAGGACCACAAAAAAACTACTTGTACCATTAAAATCTGGCATGTAATCAGTAAAAAGTCTGTTTACAAACCAGTGGCAAAGATAAAGTGAAAAAGATATATTCCCTAAAAACATTAAAGGAGACAAGTTCCTTTTAAACTCTGATAGTTCGTAAAAAATAAACATCAGAGCAAAAGGAACAGCCATGTACATAAACCCACTAAATCCAAATGCACTTGAAATATTACCAGAGTGACGCCCATGCAATCCAAACCATAATTTTATATCATGAAAGAATATTGAAAATGATAGGATTGTGGCTACCACGAAAAATGCTCTCCACACCCTAATAGGTAAGGTCTTTCCCCTAAAGAATAAATATAACTTGCAAAAGGCAATTCCTATTACAAATTCATATATCATAGTATTACTTACAATGTGCACTGCCTGTGAAAGAAACCCATTTCCTGAAACGTGGGCAGAAACGGTAGATGATAGAGAAAACTTGCCGTTATAATAAACCTGAAAAATAACAGGTAAAGAAAGTAAAGCTAGTGATGTAACCCTTCCTCTAAACCTTTTGGTTAGTAAAGAGCATAATAGAAAAATAACATAGAAATATAATTCATATGTCAAAGTCCATGCTACAGCCACTATGCTAATGTCAAATTCTGGCGCTGGCGCTTGGTAATTACGATGGAAGAGGAAAAAACCCTTAATTACTGATGTCAAATCAAGGTGTCTGAAAAATAAAAATATTGAAATTATAAACACAAACCAATAAAGTGGCAAAATACGGAATGCACGTTTTATGAAGAATGTTTTAGGGTTCAACTCCTTGCTATCTTGGGTGATGAAGTAAATTATAAATCCACTAATAACAAAGAATATATCAACGCCGCCGCGACCATTGATAAGAAACTGTGAAATATTATCAGGAAGCCTTCCCTTGAGGTGAAACAACACAACCATCAACGCAGCAATCCCTCGCATGTATTGCAATCCTAATAGTGTCCCCGCTCCAGTTTTTTGCGTATCCATTTTATGTTCCAAGGTTGATGCGTTACCAATTATAGTGTAGGTGAGAATTATCAGATCTCATAAAAATTATTCGTGGTTAGAAAAATATCTAAGACAAAAGCCCACTCAGATGGGCTTTTTGTTGGAATTTATTATCTTAGTAACCGTCTCCAGGGTTTCAGTATTTCTTTTTACAGCTTCGCTATATTTTTCTAGTAGAGCCGCTTGAACCTTGATTAGCGCCAGCATTTCATTAGCGTTCATATCATCAAGGTCTCCATCGCCACAATATAATGCATCCTCAAGAATACTGACTATCTCTGAATTCATAGACCTGCCATTACGCTTGGCGCGCTCAGCGATATCGTCACGCATCCCATCTGGGAAGCGGAGATTGAACTTGTCTTGTAGTTGGCTGGGGAACTTGCTCATAGCTACCTCTAAAATTAATTATTTTTATTATGGGGCCAACTTGACATTGCCATCAATGGTGTTAAATTAATCCCATAATGTTAACTTGGCCCCAAAGAGAGGTTTGTATGCAAGACGCAGTTTATACCGAACGTAAAAACATAAAGCTAAATCTTCGCCTTCCGGCGCGATTGGATCAGGAGATTCGCCGCTTAGCTGAAATGGATTGCATCTCGATTAACTCTGCAATCGTTCGCTTGTTGGCTAAGGGAGTGAGAGAGGAGCGAGTAAATGGTTAGTAAAAACAGCGAAGCCCAGAAGTGCGCTAACACTCTGGGCCTCTTATCGAACAATTCCACGCAGGAAAATATCGACATGAATAATGTAGCAAAATCAGAATATAACTTCCATGACGTTGATCTGGTTCCAGTAGCCAATCAGCCGGGCGTTTGGTTCACATCGGCAGATCTTGCTGCCGCTCTTGAGTACTCAAATAGCCGCGCAGTGACGATGATCTTCAACAAGTACTCTGATGAATTTACTGCTGGTATGACTCAGGTACTCGAAGTGAGTACCTCAGGTAATTACCGCAAGAAGGTGCGTGTTTTCTCTCTACGTGGCGCACACCTGATCGCTATGTTCGCCCGTACTGACGTGGCCAAAGAGTTCCGTCGCTGGGTGCTGGACATTCTCGACCGCGAAATAAACGACAACATGCCGATCAGCAATGGACCATCAGCGCGTGAACGCCACGCCTACAACGTTGATGCATTAGCACAGCACTACAGCGTGATGTACGAAGCATGGAAGAACCAAATATATCCAGCATTGCGTGCAATTGAGTCTCCTCTTGCCGGTCGCTTATGTGACAGGTTCAAGGATGGCGCGATTTTTATGATGTATGTGAAAAAGGGGGCAGATAAACAACTGGAAGATGGGGAAGTAGCAAGGATTCACTGATAGATGCAAAGGACGGCGCAAAAAGAAAAACCGCCAGTTACAGCTGGCGGCTTACGTCAAAATTGAAATAGGAAATCAAATGACTTTACTGAATGTAGCAAATCAGGCCGGAGCTGTCACTGAGAAAACTATCGACTCCCAGTACCTGTTGGAGATGGTAAACGCCGCTCGTAAGCAATGCGAAGAGCCAGCGGTGCGCAACAATAAGTTCGTCGAAAAAATTGTCGATGAGCTTGAGGGGGAGTTTTACACTAAAAGTGTAAAACCATCTGGCACTAACGGCGGACGCCCTATTGAAGTCATTAATATGACAATCAAGCAGGCACTACGCGTTGCAGCCCGTGAGTCCAAAGCTGTTCGCCGTTCTCTGGTCGATAAGCTGGAAGATATGCAGGCTATCCAACTACCAACACAAAGCAACTCAGGGCTGCCTGAGTATCGCCGTGCGAAAGCAGCACAGCTTAACGCTCAAGCTCTGGAGAAGAATATCGCATCTGCTCGCGAGCTTATGACCATGTTCCCACGGCTTGGTGATGCCGCTAACCAGGTGATTGTTGCTACGTTGGTGAATCCACTGATTGGTCAGGAAATTGTCCCGCTGCCGCAGATAGAAGAGCATTACTACCAGGCAGGTGAGGTCGCGAAGCAGCTCAACAGCACAGCTAACATGATTGGCCGCCTTGCCAATAAGCACAATATCAAGACTGACCAGTACGGAAAATTCTTCTTGGACAAATCGAAGCACTCAGATAAGCAGGTCGAGGCATTCCGTTACAACGCCAATGGCGTAGAAGCTCTTCGCCATCTGGTTCAAGGCAATAAAGTAGCCTGAAATTAAATTAACCTCACTCACAACCACATAGCCCTCTTAGGAGGGCTTTCTTATATACGGATTCTTAAAGATGCACGCTCTGGTGAGTTTGATGACTGCCCGGTGATGTGATGAGACAGATATGAGACACACAAAGCTTTGCACCTGTTTGCAAGGCTTTGCATGTTTTCGCAAGGTGGGACGTGTGAGCGCGGTAACGATGCGGTATGTTACTGTTATCTTAGGCAGTTCTAGGAACTTCTAAGCCGTAGGTCACAGGTTCGAGCCCTGTAGGGCGTACCATTTAAATCAATGGGTTACAAAAAACACTTCAGTTACTTACACCAATGATTTTTTCCATGTAACGGTTGATGTAAGTGATTTACATCAACGGTCGTCAACACTCCATTTCATTTTTCGATAGCAAGAGTCGCGCTTGTGCAAACCACCAGAGTGAACAGCGATCAGTCGGAGTAGATGAGTGAGCTGGCGTAAGTATCAAGTTTATTTACTACCTTCGGTGTATTACCCTCAGACTTGACATGACAGCTTTCTCGTATTGTGCACAATAAAATCTGATAGTCAGCTATGAGCGACCAGCGGACATTGCTAATAGTATTCTGCGCGAATCAACATGGAGCAGGTCAGTTGGCCCTACTCCGTTGAGTTCGTCTGAAAACCACTTTGACGAAGGTGTCGGGACCGGTAATATACTTGCTTTTTAGCTGGCCTCAGCAGGCCTGAGTTTGAGTACATCAAGGGAATAGTCACCATTCGGTGCGCTGTGGTAATTCGTATAACCAGCTCCTTCGATCCGGTTATCAAAGAGCTAGACTTAGACGGGGAGTTCCGTGATGTTTGGAGCGTTGCTTCTGAAGAATCCGTGGACGCGCGGCCTCATTCCAAGTGCCTTAGCGGGCGCCGTGGGCTTACTTGCAAACGCTGTTGTAACCGAGATCACCAAGAACGGAGTTGTTATTTGGCAAGATGCGATCGTCAACCGCAACTTACACTGGCTTTTGCTAGCATCAACCCTCGCATTCATATACCAGATCGTCCTATTTCGTCACGATCGAGCATTAATTACGGGCTTCACTCCAAGACAGTATGAAGCAAACATTCGGAACCGAGTCGCAGAGTCGGTAGCAAGAAGATGCCAGAAGCTAGTGCGGTCTGGACACATCGAACTACTTGAGAAGGAAACAGAGACCTTCAAGAAGCTCTTTGGAGAGAACAAATGAAGATTCTAATTGCTGAGCAGTTCAATAAGTCTATGAAGCAACTTAGCAAAGAAGAACAGAACGAGGTCGTGTCCATGTTCACACTTGTTTCGAACATCGAGCGTGAGTCACTAATGAGTTCCCCTATGCTCATAAAGCTGCAATCGAATTCCTCGCTTTACACCCTGAGAACTCAATACACCCGAATTTTCTGCTCATTCGTGGGGGACGACCTAGTTTTTCTTGACGTGAATTCTGCGAACAAAGGGGCTTTGGGATCATCCGCATATACTCAAGAAAGTAAGACGGGCGAGACCACACTCTTCGGTTCCCTTGGGGATCCCCAAGCCTATATCGCACCTGACGCAATCTACAGCTTTGAGGGTCGCCCTCTTGCTTACTTGGACAGGACCAGCATTTATGGTTTTAATGGCCGACATCTTGGTTGGTTCGAACAAGGAGTGATTTGGGATCATAAAGGTCATCGAGTTGGCTTCACTAAAAGTACTTGTCCGGTTTTCACTCAATTTGAGCCCTTCAAAGGCTTCAAGCAGTTCAAGCCATTCAAGGCCTTTAAACAGTTCACCCCCCTCAAGCCATTTCTAAGTAATGCAAGCGCAGTAGTTCCTCTGTTGAAATTTTTAGAACAGGGAAGAGCCTAAGGTCTGACACTTCATTCAAGCCGAGGCCGCTTCGCGGCTCGGCAAAACCCAGGTGACCTGCTCACCGATGCCGTTAAGCGGCCGCTTTTAGCACAGAGCTGCCTGTCAGATTAAGTTCAGCTCTGCACCATAACAGCGTCAGATCAAGCAGCGATTAATGAACTTCAGGCAACATCCCCGGATAGTGTTTTGCCACGATATTATTCATCTTCTCAGTCAGGTCCTGTCGTTTAAAGGTTATATGCCCTGATCCCTTCTGAAAATAGCGTATCGAAAAGTAGTCATCTTCAAACACCTCCGATGTTCGTTGCGCATCAATATGCCGATCCAGCCTGACACCCAGATCATTGCGATTCTCTGGTACTGTTTTGCCGTCCAGCAGATTCAGCATGCGTTCCAGATCTGCGAGTTGGTCGCGCCGCTTTCCCCCGGTAAGGTTATAGCCCCATCGGGAATAATTCACCAAACCATTGACGATGATCTTCTTGCCAAACTTACAGGGGGAGTTGCTTTTATAGTCCCAGCTCAGACTTTTGAAAACGTTAATAACGCCACGCTCAAATACCTCACTTTTGTTACTGTGCAGCTGTTTAAAGGTAGTGATAATATTTTCTTCGCTGATTGCAGGAATATCGTCCAGCTCAAGGTTACGGTTCCACTCGTCACGGGCGGCGGCATCCATCAGGGAAATCATGCCAGATTTTTTCATCAAATCACGCCAGATACTGCGGTCGAGATTGCAGGTAATGACCTTCATGGCGATTTCTTCTTTCTCCATCAGCCAGCAACCACAGCGGAGGTCCTGCTTCATGGCCCAATCCAGCGCTGTTTTACCTCCGATGCTGCTGGTGAGTGCAGATATATCGGCAAGCTGGTGAATCATCGCCCTGATTCGCTCCAGCGCAACGTTACGTCCGGTGACAATGCGTTCAATATTTGTAGAGCTAATCAGCTCAGTATGGCCTGTGAGAACTTCAGGATTGTGGCTGGTTTGTAATTCCATCATTGGGTATGTCCTTTATATAAAGCAAAGCGCCATCCGGTGAGGGATGGCGCTTATGCGGGAGTTGTAAATAGAGAGGGATTTTTATCGCGGAGTTTGCAGCGGTTGTCGATGCTGTATATTGTGGACATTGTTTCGTGCTTGCTCAATGCTGGGTGGTTGATTCAGACAGAAGGGATTACCAGTCGAAGGTTTCAACGCCGGGAAGCAGTTCGCCAAAGGCATCAAAGTGGATAGTGGCGATACCATAGCGACGCGTCAGTGTGACAATGAGCCGCCGACAGGCTCGGGACAGGCCTTCTCGCTTAAGTCGCAATACCGGAAATGTCCATGCATTCAGACGGATCAGATAACCAGAGCCGGTGTAGTGGACCCACTCAGCATCACCGTAGGCCTGATACTGCTGCGAGAGCGCGTGTAATAGTGAGTTATCTTCCTCTGTGATATGCGCTGTGCTGCACTGAATGCCGCTAAACCGCGCAATGGTGGACAGGGGATCGTTAACGATAATCTCACCAGGTTCATCGGCGACAGTCAACGCATAGCCGTTGTCGTTAACGATATTGATCAGCTCAGCCAGCTCAATACCATCAACTTCAACAGCAATTTTTCCCATATTGAGTGCCAGTACGTTGATACTGTCGGCTTCAACATTCATCGATATTTTCATTGGTGTAACTCCATCAGTGCTTTTCTCCCTGGCGACATTTTCCGGTGGTAACGGTGGTGACCGTTTTGTAACTGTGGCGCGTCAATAGTCCTGTAGCTTTACGGGCGCGAAGAATGTCGATACTGCTGATAAACGGCGACTGCTCCATGACAGTGAATCCACTGCGGTCAGTGCGTATCAGGCCATATTCTTCAACCAGGAAATTGAAGGCATCGCACAGGGAAATACCGGCTTCGATATGGTCCAGGATCACGCTTTCATCGCTGAGAGGCGTATCGTTAAGCGTCAGGCCGTAGTGCTGCTCCAGAAGGTGGGTCAGCAGCATTTGCCAGACTTCAACGGGTGACGGACAGGATTTATTCTCCCGTATCGGGTGTGATATTGAGGTTTGCATAATGTGTTCTCTGTGATGTGTGGCGGGGTATAACCGGAGGTTTACAGTGACGCAGGTTGCTCAGGGTAAATGGCGACATAGACATAACCACAGGAGCCCAGCGTATCGGCCTCGCAGGTCAGGCCATTGTGGTTCAGCGTAACGCAGTGTTGATGGTGTGGGTTGAGCTCGCCGGAAACCAGCATTATCTCAAGTTGTTTGAGCATCAATGGAAACGCCTGGTCAAGCTGAAGGGCTTCAGCGTCGCTGAACTGACCGGCAATATCCGCGCGGTCGGACAGATAGTGCAACCTGTTGCCTTCCTGTACCAGCCTCGCACCAAACTGTGTAGTGACATTGCGCTTTAGCCCCCATTCGAGGACGGGCATATCGGTTGTGATTTTGGGGTCTGACATTTAATCCATCCTTAAAAGTTACGATGTGAAATTAATTGAGTGTGACGCTACGTAATACGACATACGGGCCATTGCGGTCCTGTCGGCGCTCAGCGAACACGGCCAGTACACCGCTGATATCCTGAACCTCACGACCGGCATAATGGCAAATACTGCCGCTCCATGTGTATTTTCCGGTACAGAAGCGAAACAACCGGGAACCAGGATGCTGACGGTAAATTGCCATCGCCTGGCGTTTGCTGATAATTCTCATGAAAATTGTCTCCTTATAACCAGCCTCGTTCAGCGAAGGACACAATCGTTGTGCCACCCACGACAAGATGGTCCAGCACCCGCACGTCAACCAGCGTCAGTGCATTAACAATACGTTGGGTAACGCGCCGGTCTGCCTGGCTGATATCAGTAGTGCCGGAAGGATGGTTATGCGCGATGATGACGGCTGCAGCATTGTGCCGCAGAGTCGATTTCACCACTTCACGCGGGTGGACTTCAGTGTGGTTAATCGTCCCGGTGAACATCGTTTCATGAGCAAGCAGCTGGTTTTGATTGTTGAGAAACAGAACTATAAATACTTCCCGTTCAAGACCGGCCATTTTCAGGCGCAGCCAGTCTCTCGTCGCGCTGGTGGAAGTGAATGCAGTGCCTGGCTCTCTGAGATGTTTCTCCAGAATATTTATGGCCCTGCGAATAGTGCGTTGCGCACAGGGTGGCAATGCCGCTGGTGGCTGAGATACTGCCTCATGGTGGGGAAATAAATCAGGCTGCACAGTTGCTGGTGATAATTCGGCATACATGGCTGGCTCTCCTTTAATCAATGATGTGCATAATGGCGCGGCATTCAGCATGGCTGAGCGCATAGTCCCGCAGACGATAATAATGCTCTGTCATCGCGTCAGACTCAGTACGGCAGGCGTGGTGGCTGTAGGCCATCAGACAGACTGCAATACCGGCAGCTTCACTGCTGAGTTCAGCACCATTACCATTCATGCGGTTAAACAGTGTCCATTTTTCATCGCTATCGGTTTCGGGAGTCATATAGGCACCGCTGTTGCTGAGGGTGTAAAAGGTCCAGATACCACCGTGATAATCGGCACACAGATGGTCCATCCAGGCGAAGATCCGGGGTTCAAGGGTTATCCATTGTGGAACGTTGCCAAAGTAGTGAGGCCAGAAATTCACACGCTGTTCATCAGGTATGGGAGTTGCGGTCATACGGTTAGGATCTGCAACCGGAGCGGTTTCAGCAGGGGTGAACAGTGGCACCAGGTTGTCGGTCATGGTCGTTATCCTTCTGATTACAGATATAAAAAAGGCCACGCTTCCCGTAGGAAACATGGCCTGTATTTTTACGGATTGGGTTAACTGCTGATGTTTACGTTAGTTTGGGGATGCCGTCGCTTTCGATAAATTTATTCAGCCATAAACCGGCATCGGATTCGAAATTCCACGCTCGCCAGACCATCACGCCATCCCGACGAATCACAAGACGAAAATGTGTCCCCTGATCGTCTTCGATGGCGACATTGTGATAAGCAGCTGCGACAGTTTGTGCTTGTTCTCGGGTAAAAGACTCTGAGGGTAATAAAGTGTTTGGTAGTTTATTCATAAACTAATACTCCATAACAAAACAATGATTATTTATTCATCATGGTTATGTAGATGTGAATTTAATTACACATTAAATCCATCTGTTTATAGGTTTTATTGACAAACCTAACTTTCAGTGTTTTTATTACATGATAATATTCAACAAACCTAACTGTCATGTAGCTTTTAATGTTTTACACGGGTGGGTATATTGTAGGTTATAGTATTATTGTTATATGTGATCAATTATTAATAATCTATAATTTCTATATGTTAATACTTGTTAAATGGCTGTATTTTAATAATCACATTAAAGTCATTCCATTGGGTATGTATTAAGGCAAATCATCTGCTTTATATCAAAATCATAATTAAAGAACTACATTATCATTAATCACACTTAACAATTATCTGTCTGGTTATACACAAACAGCAATTACGTAGAATATATAGAAAGTACCTCTGCTTATGATTAAATCAATTCTGAGTTTTATATTATGTAACCTTAACTATCAAATTGACTTTTTAATAATCAGAGGCATATCCATATGAAAATTAAAGATCCTAAGAATATCATTAACACACGTTACGGAGAAGGAAGTCTTCATCAGCAGAACAGAATCAAACAAACAATACTGAAAGCACTTGGTAATCATTCAAGGATTAGCCTGATAAGACTGGATCTCCATTTCCCTGATGATGACATTCACTTCCTGATGGATTATGAAGTAATATCTCGTTTCTTTAAAGACGTAAAAGAACAAATACCTGCATACCTAAGAAAGAAACTTAAACAGATGAAATTAAACAAAACGGATAAGGCTGTACGGGTACATGATACTAAAGTGAGCTACTTCTGGGTAAGAGAATACGGCAAAGAGACGTATTACATAGGACAGAAAGTCCATTACCATATTGTATTACTGCTTAACCACGACGCCTTTAATTCCATAAGGTTTACCAAAGGTGAAGTTGAGACGCTGTATAACGTGATTGCTGACTGTTGGTTGAAAGCAACAGAGATCTTTAATATCAAATACAGAAAGCTTGTTCATATCCCAAGCAATCCTGTTTATAGCTTTACCAGGAAAGATCTTGAGGAAAAAGGTATAGATGGTCTTTATGATCCCATGAAGGACAGACTGGACTACTTCATTAAATTCAAGAGCAAAGACTTTCATAATAACAGACGTAGTTTTGGTTGTAGTCAGGGTTAGAATTATTTGTGGATACCGCTGTTTGCTAGTGAGGTATAAATCTGTATTTGAATATCTCAATACAAAGCGCAAGAAAGACTTTTAAATTCTATTGGATAAATGCCATCACCTTTATTGTTTAAATGGCTTAGAAAGTGTTACAGGATGTTTTAGATAGTATATAAAATGATGTTTCAGTGGTTAATAGTCTATTTTCAACGTTTAACCATTGCTGGTAAGTTAGAAAGTATACTATGTAGGTAACGTAACTTTCTTAAATAAGTAATTGAGTGTTGAAAGTGTCATGTGAATATTTTACGGAGGGTTTATTATGACAACTTATTCGGTGATGACTGTGTACGGTGAAGGTGATGAACGACGACAGAACAGAATCAAAGAAGTGACTGAAGTGGTTTTAACAGGAAATAACACAGTGACGTCGGCTTGGCTTAAATAA